TTTAGATGGTACACAAATCAAACCATCAACAACTTATAAAGTTATAAACTATGAGCATGATAATTTAGGCATGACTTCATTATTACTTGAGGTTCAATAGTGGCTAATCATGTAAGACAAAAAATCAGAGAATACTTTGGTACTACATTAACAGGCCTAACAACTACAGGTGCTAATGTTTATGAGTCAAGAGTTTATACACTACAAGAAGACACCCTACCTTCTTTAGTTATTTATACAAAATCAGAATCATCTGAGCCTATTGTAATAGGTACTGATAGGGTTATGAGCAGAGAGCTTTCAGTAGTAGTAGAAGCATATTGCAAAGCTACTAGCGACTTTGATGATACTATTGATACAATTAGTAAAGAAGTTGAAGAAGCCATAGCTGCTGATAGAACTCTAGGTGGCTTGGCAAAAGACACCTTTATTGAGTCAACGGATATAGATTATACTGGCGATGGAGAACAACCAGTAGGCTATGTGACTCTAACTTTTTTAACAAACTACTATGTTCAGGAAACCAATCCTGATATAGCAGTATAATAGGAGATAATTATGAAATTAATTAGTCCAAATGGTAAAGTTTCAATGGAAGTTCCGCAATCAAACGTGGAAACTATGTTGGGAATGGGTTGGAAAGAAGAAGCAGTCCAGTCGAAAGATAAAGTTAAATCTTCTTCTAAGAAAAAGCCGAAAGGCGAGGTAAAAGAAAATGTCAACATTTAAGGGAAATGATGGTGTTATAAAGCTAGGTACTACTGGCGGAACTAACATTGTTGGTGAAGTTAGATCATATTCTTTAGAACATACAAGTGATACTGTAGAAGATACAGCAATGGGTGATGCAAGCAGAACTCATATAGCTACTTTAAAATCTTTCTCAGGCTCATTAGATGTTTTTTGGGATGATGGTGATGCTGATGGTCAAGGTGCTTTTGTAGTTGGAAATACTATAGAAATTAATCTATATCCAGCAGGTGTTTCAGATACATATTATAGTGGCGAAGCTATTGTAACTGGTGTTTCAAGAACTGGCTCATTTGATGGTATGGTTGAAGCATCATTAAGTATTCAGGGAACTGGCGATTTAACAACAACAACAGTATAAAACTATGTCAGTAATAGATAACGCAAAGAAACATTTTGATAGCTTAGAAACAAAAATTATAGAAGTCCCTGAGTGGGGTGAGGATGAAGATAATCCATTAAAGATTTATTGTAAGCCAATAACTCTTTCAGAGACTTCTAAATTTATGAAGCTAGCTCAAGATGATGAAGTACAGCTTTTGGTCTATGTTTTAATTTACAAAGCATTAGATGAAGCTGGTGAAAAGTTATTTACTATCGCTGATAAGAAAGCCTTATTGGAGAAGGTAGATAGAGATGTATTAATTAGAGTATCAGGTGAAATGATGAATAATATTTCACAGGAAGAAGTTAAAAAAAAGTAATAGAGGATAAGCAGCTATACATAAAATATGCTTTAGCTGAAAAACTAAACAAAACTCTAGCTGAAATTGAAGAGATTACAGTTGATGAGTTTCAAGGTTGGTTAGCTTATCTTGAAATAAAGGAAGAGCATAATGCGAGCAATGGGTAAGACAGATTTATTTCTTACTATACATGGTAATGATAAATCTAAAAAAGCATTTGATAGCTTCAAAAGAAGTACAGATCAAGCCAACAAGCAGATAAAAAGATTTGCTGGACTTGTTGCTGGTGCATTTAGTGTAAGAGAAATAGTAGAAGCAGCCAACGTAATGATTGGTGTTGAAAACAGGATGAACGCCTTAACAGGTAGTGCAGCCGAAACAGCTAATGCTATGAATCACATGAGAAGAATAGCATCTGATTCAAGATCGGATTTTGATGCTGTTGCTATGTTATTTACAAGACTTGCTTTGGCTACAGAGCATTTAGGTGCTACTCAAAAAGATGTTGCCGATGCTACACAAACTGTGGCTAATACTTTTATTATCGCTGGTTCTCATGCTCAAGAAGCAAATAACTCTGCTAGGCAGTTAGCACAGGGTCTTGCTTCAGGTGCTTTGAGAGGAGATGAGTTACGTTCTGTAATGGAAAATAACACCATCCTTACAAAAATGTTAGCCGATGGTTTAAATATGACCATTGGTGAACTTAGAGAATTTGGACATGCTGGTAAGCTAACAGCAGAAACAGTAATGCCAATTCTTATCAAAGGTACTAAAGAGACTAACGATCAAATATCAAAAATGCCTATGACACTAGGCCAAGCTGGGGTTGCTTTGAGAAATAACTTCCAGTTTATGATTGGTGACATACAGAAGGCAACTGGTGGTTTTTCAACCCTTAGCGCAGCAATAGGTAAAATTGCAAATAATCTTGATTTTATTTTAATACCAGCTTTAGGGGTTTTAGGTGCAATGTTGCCTAAAATTATAATGATGACAAAAGCCTTCACAGCAGCAGCTTTAACAAATCCCTTTGTGTGGATTCCAATGGCTTTATCAGCTTTATATATATTTAGAGAAGAAATAGTTTATTTTGCAAAAATAGGTATAAAACAATTAAATATCTTACGCATAAAAGGTCAAATTATTTTTAATAAAATGTATATAGCTTTTTTGCAGGCATTTGTTAATCCTATTAGAAATGCTTTGAATGTTGTTACCAATTCATTTAAAAGCGGTGCAAACAATGTTATATCTATAGTTAATGATTTGGTCGCTAAATTACCTAAAAAAATAAAAGATAAATTAGGCATTACTGAGATAGAACCTTTTAAATTAAAATTTCCAATAACAGATGAAAATATCCAAAAGCAGATGGGTAAAGTGCATGAATTATATGCAGAGCTGCAAAAAGAAACTGACAAGGAAATAAAAAAAGTAAAAATTAAATCTATCATGGATTTAATTACAGGTAGAGACCCTAACGACCCAGCAGGTGAAGGAGAGTCAGGATTCAAAGCACTTGCACCATTTGAAAAGTTTTTAAAATCTGCTGAGGATGGTTATTCAGACTTTATTACAAAAATAAAAACCATGCAGGAAGAGATGCAGGGCATCTTTCAAAAGTCATACGATGGCTTAACAAATCTTACAATGGACTTTTTGGAAAAGGGTAAAGCTAGTTTTAAAGATTTTGCGACTAGCATAGTTAGAGAGCTTATAAGAATAGCAATTCAAAAATTAGTTATAGATAAAATGTTTGCTAGTTTTGGAAGTATTTTAGGTAAAGGCAGAGATAAACAAATAGATATAAAGAAAAATTTAAACCTACCATCAATATTACCAAGCAATGAAGGTGGTGGTTTTACAGGTATGGGTGCAAGGGCAGGTGGTGTAGACAATAAGGGTGGTTTTTTAAGCGTATTGCACCCTAACGAAACTGTTATAGATCATACAAAAACAAAAACACAACAAGTACAACAAACAGCACCAGTAGTAAACTTCAACATATCAACAGTTGATGCTGCTGGATTTGACCAGTTACTAACATCAAGAAAAGGATTAATAACACAAATAATTAATAATGCCATGAATACTCAAGGCAAAATGGGGATAGTGTAATGACAATAGAAACATTCCCTACAGACCCAAACTTTAGGTCAATAAATTTTCAAGACAATAGACCTACATTACTGAATCAAACCCTATCAGGTAAAAAGTCTGCAAGACAAATAGGCTCTCAGTATTTTTCATTCACAGTTCAAATGCCACCACTACAACAAGAGAAAGCTCAGGAGATATTTGCTTTCTTACAAAAACAAAAAGGTGCTATTGGTAATTTTGAAATACAAGCACCACTAGATAATTTAGGTGCAAGTAAAGGCGAAACAGATATACTTGTAAATACCGCACATTCAGCAGGAATAGATACTGTAAACATGGATGGTTTCTCACAAACAACAGGTGCATTAAAAGCTGGTGATCTAATTAAATTTGCTAGTCATTCAAAAGTTTATATGGTGCAAGAAGATACAAATGCTTCAGGTGGACTAGCTGCTGTAAAAATATCTCCAAATCTTGTTAGCTCTTTAGCAGATAATGAAGCTGTAACTGTAAATAAGCCATCTTTTACTGTATATCTTGAGAATAATGATATTATGTATAGTACAGATGCTAGTGGTTTTTACAGCATTTCATTTGATGTTAGAGAGGTAATAACATAATGCCAAGAAGTTTATCAACAG